TTCAATACGTCCGCCACAACCCCGAGCGCCGCTTTAAGCGGCGTAAGAGCCTTACTTATAAGCCCCGTAAAAAGACTGATAAGCGGCGGGAGAATAAGGTTAAGCAAGTCGAGCAAAGGCTCGAGGAGCGTAAACAAAAGCTCAAGTATCGGTTTGAGAATAGGAGCTATAAGCTCTATAAGGCTTATAATTACGGGCAATACCGCCTCGAGTAGACTTGTTAATATAGGCATAAGCTGATTAAGTAAGTCCGTGAGTATCGGTAATATCATTTCCACGATTTCCAAAATAGGCGGTATAATCGTTTCAATTAACGTAGTGATTACGGGCAATATTGCCTCGATAATCTGCACTAAAAGCGGCATAACCGTATTTATGAGGTTAATTAAAACGGGTAGGATTGCCTGGATTATTTGCAAAATCGGAGGGAGCAATAGCTGTATAAGCTCAATTATTACAGGGAGCACCGCTTGTATAATCTCAATGAGAGGCGGCAAGAGCGCTTGTAATAGCTGAATAATAACGGGTAACACCGTGTTAAGAATTTCCGTTATTAAAGGCATAAGCCCCTCTATTAGCTGTACGACAATAGGCAAAATCTGTTGTACTATTTGAATTAAAAACGGCACGAGCTGCTGTATGAGATTGATTATTACGGGCAGAATAGCTGTAATAATAGACTCAATCGGCGGCAGTAGTGAGCTTATTAAGTCCATAAGCACGGGGAATAGGGTTTGTATCAATTCAAACAGCGGGGGTAAAAGTCGCTCGAATACACTTGATATTACGGGTACTAATTTACCAAACAAGGCTTGTATTTTTGGTAATCCCGCTATTATCATATCGGCAATTTGTTGTATAAGCGGAATAGCAGCCGCCCCTATTCTGTTTAACAATCCTCCGAAAGCGTCCTTAACATTTGCTATCGTATCGCCGAGTACAACACCCGCTTTTACGGTGTCCTCCGACATAACAATACCGAGGTCGTCTGCCTCTTTTTTCAAAGCCGCCATACCGTCCGAGCCTGCGTTGAGCAGCGGGAGCATTTCTGTATAGCTTTTTCCGAGCAAGTCGTTTCCGAGGGCGTTACGCTCTGCTCCTTGTTCCATATCCGCAAGCGCGGCGGTAATAGTGTTAAACTTCTCCTCGGTAGACATTTTATTTAAGTCGTCAAGGGATAAGCCGAGCCTTGACAATGAGGTGCTCGCGGTTTTTGAGCCGTTATTTGCGTCGTCTATCACGTCCGACATTTTCTTAATTCCGTTTTTGAATGAGTCTACGCTAACGCCGCTTTGGTCGGCGGCGTGTTTCCAACGTTGCAGCTCCTCTCGGTTTATGCCCGTTCTTTCCGATAACTTGTCGATATAGTCCGCTTGTTCGGCTGTGCTTGTCGCTATTTTGTAAGCTGCGCCGCCTATTGCCGTAGCTCCTGCAACAACTGCGGTTCCAACGGCAGCCGCACCTTTTGCGATAGACGAAAACGCGGAGCCCACCTTTGAGCTACTTTTTTCTGCCTTTTCGGTGGTGCTGTCTATGCTTTTATCGGCGTTTGTATTGTCGATAAGGATTTCTCCGAAAACCGAAAAAATACTTGCCATAGGTTAGCCTCCTTTCCGTCTGTCAGCCTCGATTATCGGCGCAAACTCCGCCGTTATGTCGTCCGCTGACTTTTCCTTTTTCGGTGCGGGCGGAGGCACTTCCGAAAACGTTTGATTTATAAACGTTTCGTAGTCCATAGCCTCCGAGCCTTGCAGCTTTGCAAGGGCATAATTTGCAAGCCATAGGGGGAAAAGCCTTTTTTCCTGTTCGGCTTTTTCGAGCCGTTTTTCCTCCTCGGTTGCAAAAGAAAGCAGCCCACCGAGAGCCGCAAGCGGTAGACTCTCGATAAGCTGCCAGTCATAATATTTGTGTAAGAGTGTTAGGTTTCTTGCCCTGCTTTTTTCCGCAAGGCACGCTTGAAAAAACTTCTCACGCCCTCGTCGTTGACGAGCTCGTTAATGACCTCCGCTGCGTCGAGTTTCTGCGCCTCTGCGACGCTGATACCCTTATATGCAGCTACAAGCGGCGGGAGGTCGTCGGCAATCTTGCCGAGCTGCGGTGTAATTTCTGCGAGCACCTCGCAAGCAAGCACGCCGACCTTTTCTTTTGAAAGTTTCTTGAGAGCGTCTTTTGCGTCCTCTGCGTCTTTCGGCTCCTCGAAAATATCAAGGTTTTTCAGCATAGGGATAATAGGCTTAATATCGAGCTTTCCTACGATTTTAAGCATAATAGGCATAGTTCCGATTGTAAGCATTGTTTGGCTCCTCCTTAAATTCGATTATTACTTGCTTACGGCTTTTCCTGTGCCGTCTGCGGCTTGAGTCTGCGTTGTCTTTTCGCTCATATCGGGAGCTTGTGCAATCTCCGTAACCGCCCACAAGTCGCCGTCGAGGTCGCTATGCTTGTAGTGCGCCAAAAACTCGAGCGAGAGCTCGCCCTCCGCTTTTTGCACCGCCTTAACATTAAAGCCCGTTTCGTGCATAGCGTTGTAAATCGCTATTTTTTTATACTTGCCGCCGATTGTTTTAGCGAACATAGTAACGTTTTTAAGGTACTTATCCGCTCCGATAACGCCCGTAGGCGGGTTTTTTATGGTCTTTCCGTCGTCCGCCGCAATCGTGCAAGTTGGAATTGCAAGCGCGAGGTTTTCCTGGCTCATACAAAGGGTAGTTACCTTGAGGGACGCGCCCTGCTCCTCGATAACCTGGGTGCCCGTTGTCTTTCCGTGTCGTCCGTCAAATTCAATATCGCGGACGGTAACGGTCGCGGCAAACTCTCCGCCGCCCCTGGTGGGAGCGAGCAGCCGCTCGTCGGTTTCCCCGTAATTGAGGAAAATAACGCCCTCGTCGATTTGGATTGACTCAATCTGCTTTGTAGTAAGATTGGTAATCATATCTTTATTGCCTCCTAATTGTAAAAAGTTCGAGCCGACATAGATAAACGCCTATGCGCTATATCGTATTCGCTGTCGGCAATAGCGTTTTGATTGTCAAAGCCGATATGCGCGGCGAAAACGCCGCTTTCGGCAATTACGGCACCCGTAAGCTCATTACGGAGTGTGTCGCATAAGCTCTCGAGCTGCTCGGTCGCGGTCGGCTGTTTCTCGTCTACCCATATATCGAGATAGAAAGAGGCAAGGTCGCCCGCGGCGAGGTCAATAATATTAACTCCGTTAATGACCGCATACGGAAATACTGCGTCTTTCGACGGTGCCTCCTCGTAATAGGTCGTGAGGATTTTATTAACCCGCTCCCGCAGAGCTTTAATAAGCGCCGTTGTATTTGCTGCCATAGGCAACGCCTCCTCTCTGCGTCAATCGTCCGCAACCAGGGCTTGACAAATAAGCTCGAGGCACTCGTTTTTTACGGGATATGTGCGGATAACGCGGTACATTGTCCCGTCATACTCAAAGTGTCCCTCTCGCGCATAGTCGCAAGCCTTAATTTCTACGCAAAGCTCGGGGCGGTAGCCCTGGGCTTGTGCCTGGTAAAACTCGTTTCGCTTAACGCCCTTTTCGTTGCAGAAAACTTCTTTTTTCTCGAAAGTCTTAAAAGGTTTTCCGAGAGAGTCGAGCGTTTCTTTTTCCGAGCACAAATACCCGATTTCTCGCCATAACATAACTACGCCTCCTCGGTATATTCACTCGAAAGCATTAAATGCCGCTTGAGCATACCGTAACTCTCGCGGTACTTGTCGCCGTCTGCGTTATCGAGTCCAAACTCCGCTTTGACATAAACGACGATAGCCCGCTTTATAAGTGCGTCGCTTTCGTCGTTTACTTTCTTTTCGGAGATACCGCCTAATAGGAGGTCGGCTCTTGCCGCTCCTATTAGGTCGGTAATTTCCGCGTCAAAACGTGTATGGTTAATGCGTAGATACTGGCGAATACCCGCTACGTACTGCATTGAAATATCCGCCATTGTTCAGCCCTCCGTTAAGCCGTAGCCTTTACGATTTTAACGAAAG